ATAGAGATGACGCTGACCTAGACATCAATGTTTTATTTGATGTACCTAAAGAGAAACAAGAAGAAGAAAGATTAAGATTATCTCAAAAGTTTTTATCTGCTAAGAATCCAGATAACATACAAGGTAAGTTAATACCTGGTACAAGACACCCTATTAATTATTATTTTATTACAGATAAGGAAACTTATGACGATCAAAATAAAAAGGCAGACGCAGTATTTGATATAGGTAAAAACAAATTTATTAAACGACCTGAAGATTTTGAATTTGATCCTAAGTTATATGTAAAAGATTTTGAGAAAAAAGTACAAGAGATAGATGTAATCAAAGGCGAATTAAAAAGAGATATAATAGATTACAAAGAATTAAAAGGACTAAAAACAAATGATGTTTTAGATTTACAAGATAAAGTAAAAGACAAGTTAGAAGAAATAGAAGATAGTATAGAAGACATTATAAAAATAGGTGATATGGTTGACTCTGAAAGAAGAAAAGCATTTGATAGTGATATGTCACCTGAAGAAATAAGACAATACGGTATAAAAAATAGATTACCTAAAGCAGTAATCTACAAGATGTTAGAGAAATACCATTATATAACTTTCTACAAATATTGTAAAAAGATATTAGATGATGGTGTGGTAACTGATAAAGAGATTGACGATTTAGATATAAACGAGGCAAGAAGAAAATCAATTGCCTTTACATTTGGTAGATTTAATCCACCAACATCTGGACACGAAAAACTAATTAAGAAAGTTGCAAGTGTCAGAGCAGATACATTTAAAATATTTTTAAGTAGAAGTAATGATCCTAAAAAGAATCCATTATCTCCTAGAACTAAATTAACTCATATGAAATTTATGTTTCCTAAGTATAGTAGAAACATTGAAATCAATAACACAAATATGATTTTAGATATTGCAAGTAAATTGCACAAACAAGGATATACTGAAATCTTTATGGTCGTAGGTAGTGATAGAGTTAGAGAGTTTGAAACAATACTTAACAAGTATAATGATGTAAGAAGTAGGCACGGATATTATAACTTTGATAATATTAATGTATTATCAGCAGGTGAAAGAGATCCAGACGCTGAAGGTGTATCAGGTATGTCAGCAAGTAAGATGAGGGATGCCGCTAGTAAAGATGATCTTTCAACTTTCAAAAAAGGATTACCTACAGGATATAGAAACGCAGATGATTTATTCAAAGACGTAAGAAAAGGAATGAGATTAGTAGCAAGTATGGAATACGATACTAACTTTAGACCAATTAAAACTTTACAAGAATTTGAACAAAAACAAATAAGAGATTTATATATTAGAGAAATGATTTTTAATATAGGAGATCAAATTAAATATATCAAAGAAGATATTGATGGTAAAGTGATTAGAAAAGGTACAAATTATATTGTACTAGAAGATAACAACAATAATTTACACAAAGCTTGGATATGGGATTGTTTACCTAATCCAGCAGATAGAGAGGCACAAGTGCGAGAACACAATTTAGATGTAGATTACGGCTTTACAGCTGTTTCTACTAAAGAAGATATGGATAGGTTGCCACAAGACAAAGATGTTAAGAAAAAAGATGGTACACAACCTAAAAAGTATTATAAAGATATGTCAAAAGACACAAAATCAAAAAGAGCAGATCATTTTAAGAAGACAGATACTACTAAAAATGATAACGATCCAGCGCCAGGAGATAAAGACGCAAAGACAAAACCTAGTACACATACAAAGAAATTCAAACAAATGTATGGTGAAACTAAAAAAGAATCATATGATATAGGACACGACTATGCTAAACACGCTGTATCAGTTACACCAGGACAAGACGGATACGATCCTAATTATCAAGGTGGTGCATATAAACCTGCAGTAGATAACATTTCTGGAGATCAAGTAGTAAATAGACCAATTAGTGATGATATTTCTGTAAAAGATATCAACGATTGGGCAACTACAAGTGAAACAATAGATAAATATAAGGAAAGATACAAAGAAGAATGGCAGAAAAAACTGTCTGAAGTTGTATCTAAAATGATAAGGAATATATAATGTTGAGTTTTAAAGACTACAAAGATAGAATATCAAAGTCGGTACACTATCATATAGAGAATAATATACCTTTTGCTGAGAACATTTATAGGGTTCATAGTGAAGAATTTTATAAGTTGTTTAGTGAGGCAAGAGGATTGTATAGTGAAGGACTATTAACTGAATTGAACGATTGGGATAAACAGTTATTAGATACAGATATTGGTGAGTTTGGTTTGTACGAAAATCAAAAAGTACCTTTAGACTGCCCTATACAAGAAGAAGACAAAAAAGATCCGCCTTTAAACAAACCTAAAAAAGGTGGACCTAAAAAGTTTTATGTCTTTGTTAAAGACGGAGATAAAATTAAAAAGGTTACTTGGGGCGATACAACAGGACTAAAAGTCAAGTTGAATGATAAAGACGCCAGAAAATCTTTTGCTGCTAGGCACAAATGTGCTCAACAGAAAGATAGAACAAGTGCTGCTTATTGGGCGTGTAATTTGCCTAGATATGCAAAGAGTTTAGGTTTAAGTGGTGGTGGAAACTTTTATTGGTAATGTTAGATAATTATTATAAACCTTTTGAAGATTTTGAAAATAGTATTTACGATAAGATATTTACTAGAGTTATTAAAGAAGATGTGAAACAAGATCAACTTATATGGCACAAAGATAAAAAAGACCGTGATATAAAAGTTGTGTATGGTACAGGATGGAAATTACAAAATGATAATGAGTTGCCCTTTGAATTAGAGATAGGACAACATTATCATATAAACAAAGAGTCGTTTCATAGATTACTAAAAGGTAATTCGGAACTAAAACTAGAGATAAAAGAATATGAGTAGAACATTAAAAGAAGTAAGAGAAAATTTATTAGAGGCTGCCGAAGCTAGTAAAACTAATTTACAATATATTAGAGCAAAGACAGCAAAGAACGACCACTTTGAAAGTAGAAGATATATCGCTGCTGAAATTTTAAGAGATAAAAAATTAGCAGACGCATACAAAGGTTTAGAAGCAGTACACGATAACTATGCTAGAGTTATAGGTAATGACGCAATTACTATCAGACAAAGATTAGAAAAAATGATGATGGCAGATTTAAAAAGAAAAATTAAAAATTGGGACGAAGTTTATTCGGCACTATAAGGGAGAACAATGACACATATTAGAACATTAATGGATCAAATGATACAGATAGACGAAGGCAGAATGAAAGATATATTTACTGCTGACGAAGAAGGTAAATCTGCTAAAGAAATTGCTAAGGCATTAAACTTACCATTAGGTACAGTTAAGAAAATTTTAGGTGAAGAAGAAGAATTAAAAGAATTTACATCAAGTCAATTAGATATATTAGCAAAACAATATGCTGGTATGTCAGGCAAAACAATTTCAGTAGATCAGGCAAACAAGTTAAGAAAGATATTCAAACAAGTACCTGATAGTGCTATGGATGCTTTAAGAAAGAAAAAGATACCTTTCTTATCAGGTCTTGCATTATCTCGTATGGTACAAAAAGGTATGCCTGTAAAAGAAGATAAAGAAGAACCTAAATTAGAACCTGGAAAAGATGGTAAGGTTGGTCCTGCAGGTAAGATTGCTCTTGCAAAAGAAAAAGATACAGACGCTTTAGAAGCACAATTAGTTACTGCTAAAGGTCAGATAGAACTTCTTAAAACTAAATTAGAAAACGAAAAGAACAAGGCAGTTAAACCAGAACCTAATAAAGAAACAGGCGAAGTACCTTTAACAGTAGGCGTTGCACACAAATATTTAAAAGACAAACAAGAAAAAGAACAAGAAAAAAAAGAAGTTAAAAAAGAAGAAACAATAGTAGAGTTTAAAAAGATGACAGTATCTTTTAAAACACACGATATGATGTCAAAAGCTTCAACTGATTTAGCAAAACAAGGTTTTACTATTTCAGGAACAATGAAAGCATTAAAAGTAGATG